GTCGAACTGAGCCTTATGAAAGATCTTCTTGCTGTACTCGTATGAGAAAATCTTGTCTAGCGCAGCACAGACTTTGGATACCCACCCTTCAGGATGATCGAACTCCTTATGATACAAAGGGATGGTAAAAGTCTTGTGCTTACCCTCACAGTCAAAGCTCAGGGCTATCGTCTGGATCTCGTCCTTTAGGAAGTCTAATCCGGTGGTTTCGATATCCACGGCTACGTCGCACTTCACAAAGTTATCCAGCTTCTTAAGCTTCTCAGCCGTATCCAGAAGTTCCCAGCAGAACTGAGAGTCTGAACCCTTCTGCTTGTAGTGGGCGTCGATTCCATTCTGGATATCAAGCTTGAACAAATACTCGTTCTGCGGCTCCACAATAACTTGGAACGGATGGTATAGTGGCACTACAGGGATACCCTCGTACTCGAAAGTCTTCCCACGCTTATCCATGATGCCGCTCTTCTTCGTCAGCATCACAAGAGGAAGGTTTCCACAGACAAAGATAAGCTTTGGCTTGCACACCTTAATCGTCTTTGCGATGTGCGCTCGGCAGATATCCTTATCGTCCTTGGTCATGTCCTTATCTTTAACCCTTAGGCACTTAACCGCAGCGGTATATTCGACATGAGGAATAAGATCTGCATACCCCAGCGACATTAAAGTTGATTCGATAAGATCCTGCTCTTTCGTAACGAATGGAGTAATCTCACCAAACTCTGCTTTAAAGGACTCCGACACGAATAGGATATGGCAATCCTTGTTAAAGCCCTCCTCCTCATGATCCATAATAGAGTGGCACATATTAGGTCTTTTAAGAATAGTACAACCTTTACAGCCACTATTTGGAATTTTAAATGGATCTGGTAGTATTCTCATACTATTATATTTTGTGTCGGAATATCTAAATAACAAACGCTTTGAACAATTGATTAAGTTGCATTGCTCGGGAAATTACGAATTTCAAGACGAGCTAATGGGATGTTTCGACATCTTGATCGGAAACATTATAGATGCGTTCCACTTTAAAGTAGATAAGGAGGATGCAAAACAAGATTGCTTCCTCCTTATCCTTAAGACTTTACGCAACTTTAATCCACAGCACGGGTCGGCCTTCAATTACTTTACGACGATCATCGTAAACAATCTTAAGCTGATTGCAACAAAAATCAAGAGGCATAGATTAAAATTGGAATCGTACTTTGAATTTAAGTACGGGATCCAATCTCACCCGCCAGACGTAAGCTCATGCTGAATGGCTGTAGTGTTGTCGTTCACAGTCACTGAAAACTTAAGCACACCCTTCTCCACTTTTTCGTTGGTAAAACGAATGAGAGTAGGTACATAATTTAGAGGAGCATCTAGCTTGTAGTACTCAGCTAGAATATGGTAAGCCTCCGGGACCTCAAACAGGTTAACTCTAGCACCGTAGTTCTTAACCTTCTTTGAAGCCTTGTCCCATGGGCTGTAGGCCACAACGGGAATGTTAAATGGGACGTTAGTTGCAATCATTTCATCAATACAACGTATGAAGTATTGAAGCTTGTCCCAAGTATTTATGCTGCGAGGAATCTGAATCATGGGTTTTCAGTTTCGATAGAGACAGGTGATGGGGTGTCGGAAACAGAATTCTTCTCCTTGGCTTCCTTAAGCATTTGCTCTGAGACCTGTTGGATCTTCAGGTTCAAGTGCTCAATACCATTGAAAAAGATTTGCTTGATAAAATCATCATTATTAATGTTATCAGGCTTGATAGCGTCCGTCCAATTCTTGAAGCCTTCGGCTTCTTCCTTACTTAACTTTACAATTAATTTCATACGTCCTCTACTCCTTTCTATTGTTTTAACTTTCCAATCTGAACTTTGAAGTTTGATTTTAGTCATCAGCAACTATAATAGTTTGAGGTATTAAAAATGGAAGACAATTTTGATTTAAAAAATCTGATGAGCGCAAAGAAGAAGCGCAAGAATAGCAGAACAAAAGGTAACACCTTTGAACGCAAGGTGTGCAAAATACTTAACGACTTCTTTGAAACTACAGAGTTTATCAGATCTCCTGGCTCAGGTGCTTTCTCAACAACTCACAACCTACCAGAACACTTAAAGTTTAGTGGAGATCTAATAACACCTAGAACATTTAAGTACACTATTGAGTGTAAGAAAGGATATAACAAAGAAAATCTTGGATCTATATTTAATCCAAGATCAGATTTGATTTCATTTATAGATCAAGCTGAAAAAGATTCAGCGAAAATAAATAAAAACTTTTTGCTAATCATGCAGCAAGACAGAAAAGAAATACTTTGCTTGTTGAATGAGAAGAAGTCCCTAGCTTTAGCGACATATGCTGAGAACAGAGATCACATTTATTTGCATCTTAAGCATGGGGACTATATTATATGCAAACTGGAAGATCTACTAGATGAGACTCGTAAGTATAACGCGAAGCACTTGTGGATTTAATCTTCAAGTTGCTTAAGAGTTTTTGAATACTTTAAAAGCATCTCTGAGATAGTTATACCCATTTTTATAATTTCATTACTTGAGTTCTGAGCGATAGGAGTAGTTCCCTCTTCTCCTCTCTTCTTTATAACTTTTCTAGATTTTGATCTTACAAGGTTTCTGCTAGCATGGGCCTTCATATCCAGTCTACCGCTCTTCTTAACATCAGTAGAAACTTTCATAGAGTGTCCAGTCTCTTTTCTTTTATTCTCGTCTTTATGTTGAATAGTTACAGACCTGCCACTCTCTGATGATACAATTTCATACTCACTATCATCACCCTTCTCCAGCACATCTCTGTACATTTCAAACATACCGTTTTGCTGAGATACAAAAGCCTCGCCAGTTTGCAAAGCTCTAGCCGATAAAACCGAATCGTCAGTAGATCCGCCAGCAAGGAAAGCAGTCATAGCCCTATGTGCATTAACTGTTCTTCTACCTTCTGGAGTGTTGGTAATCTTTTTCATTTCTTGATCTCTAACGAAGCACTTTATTAATCCTTTAAGTTGTTCAGGGTCACCTTCAGAAGCTTCGTGGAATTCCTGTAACTTTCTATAAAGTCCATCCTCGGTTGCACCTTCGTAACCTAAGTCTTTCATTATCTGACTAGACAAAGTTTTAGCATAAGTTTTTAATTGCTTAACAGATATTCTATCCCCGCTTTTAACTCTGACATTAGCATCATTTAAGCTATCAATCTTGTCATCAATTTCAGATAGTCTTTCTTCTAATTTTTTTACGCCTCTCACATCTGAGTCAGACAATCCAAAATGTTCTTTTGCTTTTGATCTAAATCTCCTAATCAACTCCACTTCCTCTGGTGAGCAAGTATCCTCTTCGCCCTTAGGACAGTTCTTTCCAGTAAGAACAGCCTTAGATGTGTTCTCAGAAACTGTTCCTAGCGATATACCTTCGTCAATATTTAGATAGTTTTTCATACTAATATTAACGCCATAGTACGGTCTACTAGTATCTTTGGGGCAAGTCTTACCTATTCTTTCGTCTTGCCCACAAATGTCCGAGATGTCCATTTCTTTTACAAGTGACTCAGCATCTTCTGGGCTAAAGCCTTGACGCTTCATTGCATTCACGGCAGCTTCTCGTGTTTCATATAACTCTAAAGTGTCTGCTCTTCTTCCGCCTCTAGTTGTTCCGCCGACTCTAAGAATGAAATCTGGTCTTCTTATTCTGTATTCGTAAGCTGTCATTTGAGCAATCTTCCTAACAACCTCTACGTCAGCGTTGTCACCAAATATTTTTCTAAGCTCAACCATGGCTAGTGCAGTTTCATCATCAGTTGGAATTGCAAACTCGCCATCCATTGCTTCAGCCTTAGCTTTTAATGCTTGGAAAGCTTTGTTCAGTGCTTCTCTATTAGTAATCATTTCTTGAATAAGTTCTTCTTTAGCTCCCTCACAGTTAGAGTATTTAGCTCTCTTTTCTGGATCGGCACAAGCAAAAGCTAGGTGTGCTACTACTGCATCAATTTCCATGAAGTTACCACGAAGGTTTCCACCACCAACTAACTGACTCATGCTTATTTCATTTAACTTGCAGTTATGAATATCTGCGCCAGTATCAAACAAGTCTCTAATGTGTTTGCTTCTGTCGTTAAATACTAAGCCCCTGCCTCCGCTTATAGCATCTTTAACTACAAACTGACCACCCTTAACTTTAACTAAACTTTGTTTTAAAAATGAACAATCGCTATCTGTTATTTTATCTTTAGCAAAAATATCAAGACACTTTTTCATTGTATCTTGAACTTGATTTTTTAATTCTTGATCTGCACCCTCTTCAGAATCTTCAAAATTAATATTGCCATTATCGTCTAGTGCGATACTTGTATTCTCGTCAATCATTCTTGCAATAGATCCTTCTGCTCTATTGCCTGAGAAAGCTTTTGAGATATAATTTAAAAACTTTTCTCTTCTTTTAGAATCTAACTTGCTTGCAATTCTATCTAAGACAGCTTGCTTTAATTTTGATGCAAATCCTGTTACATCCCACCAAGAAATTAAATTTGTTTTTTGTTTAGCAGGCTTTTCAGTTGGAGTTGGAGTTCCTTCCACTTTCCCTTTAAATCGTTTGTTTGGATCCGTTTCAAAATAACTAACAAACTTATTCCAGCCTGGGTGTGTTTCTGATTCAGGGAGAGTATCTATAGCTTGTATACTTGTAGCAAACTGATATTTTTTTATACCGTCTTCACCTGAAAAAATTCTTACTTTAAACGTACCTGGATTTTTTAAATATTGATTTTTAGAAGGATAGCTTTTTACATTTGGATTTTTTGGATCCACTGGCTGAGTAGTATTAAAAGAATTTATAGCTGCTTTTGCGGCAGCAGTAGCTTCTTGAGACGGCCCTTCGTTAGTTTGTTCAGCCTCAAATAACTTAAGAGTTCTTTTCTTAAGTCGTGAATAGCTCTCAAGTAGTTCAGTAAAATACTTCATGCCATTATTATAGAAAAATAGCCTACCCCAATGGTAGGCTATATTTAAATTAAACTAACTATTAAAATTAAGCGTAATTGAAGTAGTCGAGGAAATCATAACGGAACTCTACTTCAATAGTGGCAAAATCGTTTGAGTTATAATTCTTCTCTGAGAATCTAACACTCTTTGGGTAAACTCCGTAGAACTCAATAGCAGCGTGAGGAGTTCTAGTGTTATCAAGCTCAACGACTCTCATCTTTGTAGCCTTGAATGTATTGTTACCCGTGCCTCCTGGGGCAGCTAACTCGGTCATGTTTCCTGTAAGAGGATTGTAGATAGTCTTGAACCAAGTCCACATAGCCGCACAGGTACGTCTCAGATAAAGATTATCAAAGGTGACCGTAATTGAATCAAATGTTGGAGCACCAGGGTAGTAAACTCTATCGTTTACTCTAGCTACCATGATATCCTCAACACCGTAGCCTACAGCACCGACTTGCTTCGCGGCTAATGTAAGATCCGTTGTTTGCTGAACGCTGATAGCAGGAGGCAGTCCGAAGAACTGCACCTCAAACTGATACGATCTTACCGAATCGAGAGAGGTTGAAATCGTTGGGAGATTCTCCCCTCTCTTAAAAGGACGATAACTATTTGCGTAATAACTTTGAACCATTTTTTAATTACCTATTAGAACTTAGCCGCTTGGTTTGTTAAGTTGACCTCAAAGATAATCCATTCAGCAGTCTTGGTTGGTCTGATTAGAATCTTGCACCATAGCTCGTTTCTATCGACTCTTAGAGGTGTGTTAACACTTGAATCGCAAACTACTCTGAAGTCAGTGATACCTCTTCTAGCTTGGATATCGCTGAGTACAGCTTCCGCCTTGGTCTTAACAATATCCCAAGTGAACGCATCGTTTGGCTCAAACAGATCTTGGCGACCAGTCTGTAGCAACACTTTGCGTAGATAGATCATTAATCTTCTTACGTTGATTCTGTCGAGGGCTGTAGCGGCTCTCTGGGCAGTCTTCTGTCCGAAGATTGTTATACCCTCTGGGACGAAGTTAACGATTGGATTGATATTATTTACATACAGAGCGTCACGATCACCTTGGTTTAGTGATAGCTCTGTCGCAGTTGGCTTGGTAAGTCTTCCTCTTCGGAAGCCCGCAGGGGCGAACCAAGACTCGGCTACGTTATCTGTAAACGCCATTTGTCTTACAGCAAAGATAGCTGGGTCATACCATCTGTCCTTGCCTGAGAAGATATCAAAAACCTGAACGTGAGGCCAGAAAACCGCAGCCCATGAGTTATTGATAGCAGCGGTTCTTGAGGTGGATCTTCCATTCATCCAATCCGTCGCCTCTTGAACAGTGTCTAACCCTACTGGAGGAGCGACAGCAGCAACGAAGTTTTGAGAAGTCTCAGCCAATGTAATGAAAGCATTCTGAACTTCATCATCATGAATACCTGGAACTATTCCTATTGAAATGTTCAATAGATCATCGTCCAAGGCGTAAATGCCAGTCTTCTCAGCAGCAGTTCCAATTATTACAGTGGAACCCATCCCACCATTCGTTCCACCGGAAAGAGCGTAGGTGCCGTCCTTGAACTTTACGAATCTTGAAGAGCACCCTACTACTGAAGCTCCACTGTTTAGAGTTACTGTAACTCCACCGGCAGCCATAGATGTAATTTGTGAGACAAAATCAGTTAGCTTGGCGGGTGATGATCCGATTGAACCTGAGATCATAATTTCACCCTTGATGTAATCTGAAGTTGTGTTCTGAACTCCTACGTTTACAACGTCTTCAACGAAAGTTGAATTGTCTAGGAGCGAGACGTTAAAGGTCTCGGCAACTGCACCTTCATAGTTAGTTCCAAGTAATGAGTTAGCAGCACCGTTGCTCTCTATCTCCATGCTCAATCCAACTGTTTGACCAGTAAGACCAACCGTAGAAAGATTGTATCCAGTTCCAGGATATTGAGATCTTATTAAGTAAGCTAAAGTGCTAGTGGCTACATCACCGCCATATACGCTTGTGTTTCCAGCGGCAATTGAACTTTCTGTTCCGTTCGCTGAGACAGCAAACACAGCCGATGGGTAAAGGTTTGGAGTAGTATATGTTGTTGACGAGAAGGCTGATACTGTTATGGAGGCCAGTCTTCCTGGGTAAGCTCCCACGATGTACCCATAGTCTTGGCTGTTCGTATTGAAGGCAATACTTACATGGTCAGTCTTAGCCGCCCCAACGCCAACAATAGCAGCGATGGCGGACGCTTGCGAAATCCCAGCATTGACATTAGCTGCAAGAGCAGGAATACTAAAGGTTTGCTCGTCGAGAACTAAGGCTCCATCTGAATCTCTTACGGATACCTTCAGATATAAACTGCTTGTTAGTCCGAAAGAGCTAGTTGTGAACTTAACAGCAGGGCAAACACCAAACGCGACTAACGCAGAAGCGTCTTGAGCATCACTGCTAACGGCTCTAACGAATCTGATTTGATTAGTTGTCTCAAGGATTTCCAGCGCACCCTCTAGACCTTGGCCTTGCAAGCTCTCGCTTGGATTACCGAAAGTATTAACCAAATTCTCCTGGCTAGTTATAAGCGTAGGAGTATTTGTTGGACCTTTGGTAGCATAGCCTACAATACCAACTATTGATGACTCAATATTTGGTGGGTAAGCTGAATTATCTTTCTCTATAAATACGACAGCAGGACTAGAAGGAATAGCACCCATTTAAGATATCCTTTAATTAGAAATATTAACTATTCTTCTTTTATGAAGATTTTTAACTTGCTGGCTTATTTGAGACTCTAATACTCTAATAGCCTGCTTTGGCTCAAGCCAAACGTGATCTACCCCACCTGGTTTCTCCAACATGATAAAGAGACCTTGGACAGAGTAATTTTTAATTAATTTAGTTGGCTCAGAAGGAGCCGTAGGTTGTGTTACAGTTACTTTAGTAGCCATTGTGAAAAACTCTAATAGTATTTACCCATTATGTAAGACATTTTAAATTAAATTTTTTAATTTAATTGCCTTACGAGCCTAATGTACCGTCCACTATAACACTAATTCCGTCGCAATCTAAAGGTATGCCAGTATCTTGACCGCTAATTAAAACTAGGGGGAGTAAACAGTCCTCACAAGTACAGGACATATCGTGGCAGACCTGGGTATTGTCTGAGCTAACAACTTGCACTGAGTCTCCAAGCCCCGCTATCTGATAGTTAAGTTTCTCTATTTTACCTGTAGAAGTGTATAAAAACTTAGGGCTTGGTATATAAGTCTCTACCGTTATTTGGATAGACTTCTTAAGTATGCGGTCTTCACGGTCTGGGGCCTCTTCTTGCTCCACATCCGATTCGTTTACGATAAATGATTTAGTTACATTGTTGGACTTAAGTTGAACTTCAAGATCTGGATTAAAAAGCAAGAATATATATTCTCGTATCTGATCCATGTCTTCCTTGTACTTAGTCCATATGTTTATAGTATAAGTTATATCGACAGGAGTAGGAGCCATGCTAAGTGTTCGTATAGCCCGCTGCT